ACATTATGAAATGATAAAAAACGAAGCAGACGCTTTTATAAATGATGGAAACTTAAAACTTAATGATTTGACTGAAGAACAACTTCGAGACAAAGTCGTTATTACTGATGAAATGAGACGACAAATGAGAATGAATATCATAAAAGACCCGTTGTATAGGCCGAATATGACATCAATGTTATTGAACCAAAATAATCAATCTATAAATTTTGGGTCAAGTCAAGCAACTTCACCTTCAGCTGAAGTGTGTAATATTAGAGACTATCCGCCTGGTTGGACTCCATAGTCACTCTATTTCATATCCTTTTTTTCTATTATATTTTGTTTTGTCTTTATGGACTTGAGTAAGTCCGTGTGAAGGAGTCTTTTTGTGTTCTTTTATTTTAGGCTCAGGTTTCCCAAAGATACGTTCCCACGCATCTGCATATTTGTCTTCGTTTGAGTTCCGTCTCCGTGAACCCTTTCCACCGTGCCATTGACTCATTGTTTATATCCATCTTTTTGGGCGACCTGCTTTCTCTCTCTTGATTGCATCAAGTTTGTTTCTGCGATTCTGTGCCTGATTCTTTTTATGTTTCTTTTGATTAGGTTTCTCGAAGTATTGTCTATCTCTTACTTCCTGTACAATACCTGCATTATCACACGCCTTCTTAAAACGTCTAAGCATTTGGTCGAATGATTCCGTAGTTCTTTTCTTCGGATTATATCTTGGTGTTATACTTGGCATTATGCAAAAAACTTCTCTAGAGATTCCTCTTTATTTTTAATTTTATCTGAACTATATTCTAGTTCCCCTTCTTTCCTAAACACTAAAATGAACTCATGAACTTTTGCAGTATATCTTTTACTTGCACATTTACCTGCTTGTAGAGCTGCAAATATAGTGTCGTTCTTCATTACAATTATATCGTGTAACTTGAGTCCCGATTGTGTAAACATATTTATGGTATCAGAATGAAATGGTTTATACTCTCCGTCTCTTCTCCAATCACCACAAACCCAAACACAAAATCCGCCTGGTTTTAAAACTCTTTCTATGTTGTTTCCACAAACTTGTATCCTATCACAAAAGTCTTCATACTTTCTTAAGTCGGATAACTGACCTTCTGCACTTTCATATCTTTCTATATCACCGTAAGGTGGACAAGTCATAACTAAGTTTGCACATTCGTCATCGGTGTGTTTCATTTCACAACCGTCACTTTCTATAATATCGTAGTGTCCGTCAAAGTCATGTCTTCCCATTTCCTCTCTAACCTTTCCTACTGTTTCGGAAGATACGTCATACCCGTAATAATCTCTTCCTAATGATGCAGACACAAATGCACGAGTCATTCTTCCTGCAAATGGGTCAACGATTGTATCTCCAACCATAGACCAATAGTGAACTATATTCTCACACAACCCTGCATGGAATTCAGACATCATTAAACCGTTAGGAAGACGAGGACAAACACCTCTCTTCTCTTCATATGCAGTTAGATATGCATCGTTCCAGTTGTTCTTTGAAGACTTTGTTGGTGTAATTACTGATTGTGGGTTCCAACCGAACTGGTCAATAACCCTCTCGTTCTCATTCCAAGGTAGAATGTTTTTATAATATTCACTTTTCATAATTCTAAAATAGGTGTGTCAGTCGCCCCACGCCTTACAGCATTCCCGCTCTGCACCAATTGACCCGCTGTTTTGCTGTCAATTTTACCCTTACTGAGTACCCCCTCTTTTATCCACGGTCTCAGTGAATGCATAGACTCGTCAATTAAATTCATAATATAAACCTATGCACCCCAAACGAAGTTAGTCTTGAGCTAACTTCTTAAAGTAATCCATTGCATCGTCTTCTGATGAGGCACTTACACCTGCTGAGACTTCTGCACTTTCAATTACTGGTTCACTTGCTGTTGAAGCAGTGTTTACATTAGACCATGGAACTTCTTCCAAATCTTCTGCAACTGATTCAGCAGTAGAGGTAGACCCAACTGTTCCGAGAACTCTTTCGAGTTTCTCTTTGAGTTCTTCATAAGTTTTGAACTCACTGGGTGCGATTACGGCACTTAAAGAATGCACTTGACCAAACACTGAATTAATCATTGCTTCATCACCTAATGGTGCAGTTGCATCGAATTCAGATTTGTCATAATTCCAATAACCGTCAACCTTACGGATTTTGATTTTGAAATTTGCACCTTCATCTCTTAAGTCAAAAGGATTGATTGCTTTCTCATCTTCAAATGCAGGTGAGATTGCTTCCTTGAGTGCTTCAAAGATTTTTTTACCGTATCTGTATTTAAATACTTTACCTTCATTATCGGGATTCTTAGGGTCTGAAACAACATAGACATTAGAAACATAATGCAGTCTGCGTTTTTGTTTCCTTGCAATCTCTTTGTTTGCTTCGATTCCAGTATTCCACAACGAAGTGTTGTACTCACTTACAGGGTCTTTTTTATTAAGAGTCGTTAAAGACTTCTCAATATACCAACCGCCTGGGCCTTGAAAACCATGGTCGAAGTAAGATACCCAAGGCATCTCTTCTCCTTCGGGAGTCGGTAAGAAACGAATCACTGCGTAACCATTACCAGTTTTATCCAGTTCGGGTTTCCACATTGTATCGTCATTGTAGGATTTTTTTGCACCTTCTGAGGGTGAAGCAGTTTCCATGGCTGCTCTTAGTTTATCTAAACTACTACTCATTGTATTCTCCTATTGTATTACAATTATATCGCATTTTATTAACAATTTTATCAAGACTCTAGACCTAAACCTAGAATCCACCTCTCACTATTTTCATAATAAGGTAGTTCATTATACTTGATTTCGTCCTCTTTGTCTAGAGGGTTTTTCCAATATAATGAACCTTTTCCATAGAACCATTCTAATAGTGCTATGAACTGGGAACGTTGAACTTGTAGAACAGCGTCCTCAGTTGTATATTTAGTCGGATAGTTATCACTACCTTCATAAATATTTGAAGGTTCCCCTTCAAATTCTAATCCATCGAATCCGATTAGATTAATCTTTTCAATACCTAAATGCATTGCATATCCTAGTGCAGACATTCCAGTCATTAAGTTTCTTAAATTCGGTTCGTTGTATGTTGTTATTAAATGTGGATTCTTCAATCCTAAAAAATCTGTTGTACTATCATTTCCCTGTATGATAAAATGTGAGTCACCTTCCTTCACACTTATAACTGGGTTATTAAAATCGGGTGCAAACATTTCTAACAGTTCTATAGGTAACGGGTCAATGTCTGCGAATGCAACTCCGTTCCCATTATAGTATCCCGATTCAACTATCTCTTTTTGGACAGGCATATCACAAGCAAATACTAAATCACATTTATCTGTATCCCTGTAGATTGCATTACAACCCCACACTTCATGGGAAACATTAAAATCAAAATCTAATCTACTTGGGCCGTTTCCTAATATTGTTACTTCTTCTAACATAACCCTATAAGTGTTTCTCTAAACTTTGCATAATCATAAGTTAAGAATGTTTTGTACTTCTTCACTAGTCTATGTACTTCGGGATACACTAACTGTTCTGATATTAAATTTTTCCATTCGGTATCGCACATATCAATAATGTCGTCCATAATACAAAGTGTCTCTAGTGAAATATTTTTTGCAAGATACTGTTTGAGAAGAATAGGGTGTTGTCCGTTTGGAACCTGTAGAACTTTATTAATATGTTTCTTTCTCAATAGGTCTGACACTTCTGTTTTAAACATATAAGATAACTTCTGATTTCTTTTCTTCCATTCCTTATATCTTTTATCACATTCCTCATCTAACAAATCACCTGCCCAATAATCTTTATATGAAAGATTCGCAACGTAAAAATCCTGCAGGTCTTGTTTATAAGTTTTAAATAACTTACCAAAATGATACTTGTCTTTTCTTTTTAGAAATGAGTTTATATCTGATTTAACTTTACCGTTGTATTTTACAAAGTCATAATTGTCTGAATGGAAATGAAGTTTTATACCAAGGTATAAAGTGTATGCATCATATCCGTCACGACTCGTCATTTATTTTGCCAATACTAATCCACTTGTTGCTTCCAAGTGTGCAGTTGCGACCTTTTCATTTGAAGGCACAACGAACACTACCTGTTGGAAAGTTGCAGTTGTAGGATTCTCTTCACCAGTTGCGGCTAATCCTTTTGCAAATCCCATACTTCCGTCTGCAGGATTTGATAAAATCATTCTTGGATTTTCTAATTCAACTCTTGCATCTTCCATGGAGACTAGTTTACCAACATACTCTCCACTGATTGTAACCACTGTTACTATATCACCTTTTTCCATAATATACTCCTATTCTTCGAAAAAACTTGTTATATTTCCTCTTCCCACTTTACCACGATTAACCATATTGAGACCTTGTGCCTCTGCTTCTAGTTTTTCTTTGAGTGGGATTGAGATAAATCTTTTTGCAGATTCGGGTTCTAGATTATTCTTTTCACATACTGTAATAATCGCATCCATGACATCTGTTTTTGTTCTCATTAAAATCTGTTCTACCTGTTC